AAGCCTACGGCAGTGCAACGGTGGAAGCCTACGGCAGTGCAACGGTGGAAGCCTACGACAGTGCAACGGTGAAAGCCTACGACAGCGCAACGGTGGAAGCCTACGACAGTGCAACGGTGGAAGCCTACGGCAGTGCAACGGTGAAAGCCTACGGCAGTGCAACGGTGACAGCCTATGAAAACTCCTATGTAGAAGATTGTACAGGTAATATTAGACCGGAATCTGATTACGCAATAGTCAAAGATTACCACAACCATAAGATATATATCAAAAAAGGAAAATTTGAGATTATAGAGGTTGATTAATTATATAAAAACCATTAGCCATGAGTAAGCAATGTAATAGCGTCCTGATAACCGCTCCGGATTTCGGAACCGGACGGGAAGTGATCGGTGAGTTTACCGGTTATGATTGCGGATACTGCCATGGCAATGGCTGGCTATGGAATCCGGAAATCATCCATGAGCGGATAAAGATACCTTGCCCGAAATGCGGCGGAACTGGCAAAGTGAAAGCCTCTGTTGTGGTAAATTGGATACCCGACGGGAATATAAAACCTTTTTAAAACGAGATATGAAAACATTAAGAAAATTGCAGATTGTAGCTACTACCATAGGATTGATATATGGTTTTTGGCTTGGTGCTAATATCGATGCTTCCGGTAGAGATGTGCGGAGTGCATGGGTAATAATCGTTCTCTCTCTGATTATCGCAGTGTCATTAAGTGCCGGTAAGAGGATAAAGTTTGATGACAATAATTTATAACCTCAAAAACATATGATTATGAGTAAGATTTGGTTTAGAGCAAAAATCCGTTATGAAAAAACAGCAGAAAACGGCATGAATAAACGTGTCTCCGAGAATTATCTGGTAGACGCACTCAGTTTTACGGAAGCGGAAGCACGTATCATTGGTGAAGTAACACCGTTTATTTCCGGTGAATTTACCGTGACTGATTTAAAACGGGAAAACATATCCGAATTGTTCAGCTCCGAAGCAGATAAGGATGATAGATGGTATAAAATCAAAGTGGCGTTTGTTACGTTGGATGAAAAGTTGGGAAAGGGGCGTAAGTCTTATTCTTACATGCTTGTACAAAGTTCTGATACAGCCAGCGCTGAAAAGATGCTGCATGAGAGAATGAAGGGCACGCTTTCCAATTACGAAGTAATGGAAGTGAAGGAAACCAATATAATAGATGTTTACCCGTATAAGCTGGATGCCGAAACGGATGAAACAAGATGATTGAATTCTCTGGTCCGTGAGGATAGGGGGCGGCTGTTGGTTTATAGAAAAACTCCGGTGTAATGGTTGCTTTTCGTTTAGGTTGTTTCCGGAAAGCAGGTATCGTAATCTGCACAGCCACTACTGCTTATTATTAACCAAACGCCCTCTACTCGCGTAGAAGTCCCGTGAAAGGTTCGGGTTAAGTAATTTAATTTCAGCTAACAGTTAACTATCCCGGTGTGGCTTGACCGCCTATTCGGGAGCAAATAAGATTAAATTAATGAAACCTATTTATAACCTTATAACCCTCCTCATGGACTGGCTCTCGGTAGAGGTTGGAGCGAATGAAGAGTGGTTCTGAATTATGGAAATGAAGAAAAGCGAATTGACACACGGCTCTCTGTTTAGCGGCATAGAAGGTTTTGGATTAGGTGCGGCACTTGCCGGCATAAAGACCGAGTGGAGTTGTGAATTTGAGGATTATCAATCATTAGTAATAAAGAAAAACTTTGGAGAAGAGCATGAAATCAACAGAGATATTAGAACGTATTCAAAACCTCCGTTTGTTGACATCATCAGCGGTGGATTCCCTTGCCAGGACATCAGCATTGCTGGAAAAGGTGTCGGAATTGTCGGTGAGAGAAGCGGCCTATGGTCTGAAATGTTCAGAATTGTACGGGAAGCTAAACCCCGTTACGTTATCATTGAAAACAGTCCAATGCTCCTTGTTCGGGGATTCGAGCAGGTCCTATGCAACCTTTCCTCAATCGGGTATGATGCGGAATGGCAGTGTTTATCGGGCACCGACTTTGGAATACAACAGAGTCGGGATCGATTATATTGTATTGCCTACTCCAACGAAGTCAACGGCAAACGGAGCATGCAAGAATCGGTATTTCGGAAGCCCTACTTATCGGGGCAATATACACGAGTATATCCGGGATGGCGAACAAGACAGTCAATACCCTCACCCCGATTTACTGGAAAGTCTAATGGGGTTCCCGACAGGGTGGACCGAACGGAGTGTATAGGTAATGCGGTGCAACCGATAATTGCACATTACCTGTTTGAGTGCATTAAGATATTCGATAACAAACTGGCATGGTAAGGTAATATGAATGTTCATCAGACAGTCCCCCGCTCCGATTGCACCTCTTTCGCCAAATGCGGCAAGCATTCCCTTGCCTATTGCCGGAAGTACGGTGCATCCGAATGCGGCCCGTGCGAGATAGTGAAACGGAAACCGAGGAACCGGGTGATGGTGGACGGTGTAGAACGCAAGGTGTGCAGCCGCTGCAAAAGACCGCTTCTACTATCCTGCTTCTATGACAGGACAATCTATCGCAACGGAAAGGCGTATCACATCAAGACATCATGGTGTAAAATGTGTGTTTCGGAAGACAATCGGAAACGGAATAAAAGAAAGAAATGAAAGAGTAAATATGGAATTAAAAGAATTGACATTAAAGATATGTGACATCTTCGGATGTAGCAGCATTACTACACTGCCTGATAAGGTTATGTTTGCTTTGTTTTCTCAGAATCCCACTTTGTATTTTGAGAAGTACAAAGAGTTATGCCCTGATTTGACTGTAGATTGGATGCAAAGGGTATATCAGTTCTACCACGCAGACAGAAAGGAAAAGAAACAAGATTATACACCTGTATCTCTTTCTAAGCTGGTTGCTTTTCTTAGCTATACACCATGCGAGAAAGTTGTGTACGATTGTTGCGCTGGTTCCGGTTCTCTGACTATTCAAAAGTGGTGCACTAATCCGGATTTAAAGTTTGTTTGCGAAGAATTGGATACGAATGTATTGCCTATCCTTCTGTTTAATCTTTGTATTCGTAATATTGATGCGACAGTGGTAAACAAGAATATTCTCACTGGTGATATTATCAATTCATATAAGGTAATCAGAGGTTCAACATATGGAGTTATACAGCGTCCGATGTTTCCGGAAACAGAATTTCTAAAAGCTGATGTAGGCATTTCCAACCCGCCATTTAATTTAAAAGTTCCTGTATCTGAAAATATAATTAAAGCTTTACCTCAGAAATACACTTGTAATTTTGCTTTCGTGGCGCATTGCCTGCAAAGGAGTGAAAGATGTGCGTTGATTCTTCCCAGAGGTGTGCTTACAAGCAAAGAAGAGAAAGAGTGCAGGAGATACTTTATTGAGAAGGGATGGCTGCAAGCTGCTATTTCTTTGCCGGAAAAGATGTTTGAGTCTACCTCTGTAGCGACTTGCATACTTTTGTTTGATAAGAAGAAAACGAGTAAAGATGTGATGCTGATTAATGCGGAGGGAATGAAATCTGTTGAAGTAAGAGAACAACGTGGAGAAGTATTTGAAATCGGCGCCGGAGAATTCAAGGAAAGTGGGACATCTATAAGTACGATGGCGGTGGTTATTAATAAATAATTAAAACTAACAATGATGAAACAGACAGCAGAAGAAGCAGCCCGCACTCATTGGAGTGAAAGTACATATAATAAAGATGCAGAGCTTGCCTATGATGAAAGAGACAGTATAGCTATCAAGGCATTGGCAAAAGCGATTGCATTACGGGCTTTTAAGAAAGGTGCAGAATGGCGCATAAATAGCTTGTGGCACAAGACTAAAGATGAAGTGCCACAAGCTCATGGAGAATACGAAAATGAACATTATCCGCAGATACCATGCCTTGTGTATGGGAAATTAAGCACTGGAACTGGTTACGGTGTCCGCTATTGGAACATAACCGAGCAGTGCTGGGACGATGAAGAGTGCGATGATTACGAGTGTTCCAAAGATGCCATTGAAGAATGGGCGTATTTGGATGATTTAATACCTAATAAAAAGCAATGATTATGAAATCAAAATATGTATTATCAGTCGAGCAGATGAAACATTTGCAGGAGCTTGGGCTGGGCACAAGCGATGGAAGCATGTGTTGGTGCTACGCTCTTTCTTATAAAAATGCAAAATGGGAACTTGAAATATATGAAGATGTAATAGACCAAAAACGGGATTCTAATTTTTGGAAAACACTCCCTACTTATACTTTGCAGGACATTCTTGACAAGCTGCCGACACTTATAATTATAAGTTCCGATTTTTATAAGATTTGTATTGAACCGTCTTGTGGATATTGGGATATATATTACTATAAATCTGATGCTACAGAACTTATCTCGAAAAAGTCTGAAAATATTATTGATGCAGCCTACGAAATGCTTTGCTGGTGCGTTGAAAATGGATATATCGGAAAGGAGAATAACTATGAATGATGAAGAAATACGGAATTTAATCAAGATTCAGTTGCGACATCTAAGTAAAGAACTGTTGATAGACGCTCTTACTGATATTTGTATGGCAAATCCTGCATTTAGAATGACAAACGTTTTGGGCAGTTTACAATGTTTCAATATAAGAGACGTTATAGATGGGGTACAACGAATAAATATGAGTTTTGATCCATTAAAACGAATATCAGAGAAGGAGGTGAATCATGGATAGTGTACAGACACAAACCTTTTCCATTCAGGGAGATGGAGGTGGTGAAGCATATATTAATTTTTGTAATGGAAGCTTATGTGTTTCTGTTGTAGTAGAAGACAAGCAGGCGGACTTTCACTTTGAACCTATTACTTTGAAGATGTTTGCCTATGCTTATAAGTTGCATTGTGAAGATTTAAATAAGGAGGAATAAAATGGAAGAAGAACTTATAACGATAGACACTTTGAATATGCTATTGGACAAAGGCTTTGAATATCTTATTTATCCGACACAATCATTAGCCCAGAAATGGCTACGTGAAACAAAGAACCTGCATATTTCCATCATTAGAAACGCTTGCGGTTATGGCTATGATATATGCAAAGCTGACAATGGCACTCATATAACCGATGGAATATTTGACGGTCCTAACGATGGCGGCCAGTGGGACACCTACGAAGAAGCACTTGAAGCCGGATTACAGGAAGCGTTAAAACTTATATGATTATGAAAGCAAACCTAATATTTTTTCTTGCGATATTCATCATATCAGCATTATTCATCGGGCATTTCCGGTTGACATTCTCACCGTTCAGTGTATCCTTTCTCTATTGGCATAGGACTGTAGGAGTTATTCTTATCGTTGCAGGATGCTTGGTCTACAATATAGGTGAGCGTGTATCCGGTTACAAGAAAGGACTGGATGAAGGTGTGGAGATTGTTTTGAAAGAGTTACAAGAAAGGTACAACCATGAGTAAATACATGAATTGGGAACTCTATGATAAACCACCCGAGGGTTTCTCCATTGACAAGCATACTGGCTCTCCTTTGGCTGGATACGACTTCTACACAAACGGAAAAAGCGTCTTAAACGGAGGAGTAAGAATTCTTGTAAAAACTATGAATGTTCATGTTAACAACATAGCAGACAACCATCACCCCGTGAAAAAAATCATCCCCAATAGCAAAGAACCCAAGCATGACCCGATGATTAACCGTGATGTGCGTCAACGGGTAAATGTCTTTGCACGCGAGAGGTTTAAAGTAAAGCTGCTACAAGAAATAGAATTTGATTTAATGGTGTGTCAACTCGAAGGCTGGAGCATGGGAAGCTACGTCAATGAGCTTAAGCAATTGATTGATGATGTTTATCGGAGAATGGTTAAGACAAAGAAAAGGAATATCGAGACTACCAGTAACCCAAAACTTGAATTTAAAGATGAATGAATTATATATACCTCCACAGCGATTAAACCGCAACCCTATTAACGGGCGGTTTTTGAAAGGAAGTATCCCCCATAACAAGGGGAAGAAATGGGATGATTACATCCCTTCGCATGAAAGGGAAAGTATGATTAAAGGATTAGCCTTAGGGAGAACGGGAAACCCTAATATAGCGGGCTGCAATGCAAAGAAAGTAGTAGCCATAAAGAACGGACGGTTACAAGGTGTTTTCCAGTCCTCTAACGATGCGGAACGAAAGACTGGCATTTGCGCCCGTAATATCAGGAATTGCTGTTTCGGAAAGCGTAAACACGCTGGCGGCTATCAATGGTTTTGGGAGAGCGATAATAGTTGGTGTGAATTAGTTAACAGGAATATATGAATAAAAAGAAAATATACATAAGCCTTCCGATAACCGGTCAACCCATAGTTGAGGCCAGAAAGAAAGCGCAAGCGGTAAAGACTGAAATGTCAAAAAGAGGGCATAATGTGATTACTCCATTTGATGTATGTCCGGAAAAGAATATGCCTTATTCCTATTACATGGGGAAAGATATAATGGCATTGCTTGAATGTGATGCTGTATGCTTCATTCGTGGTTGGGAAAAGAGCCGAGGCTGTCTATTGGAATATTCAGCGGCAAAGATTTATGGTAAGGAAATGATGTTTGAAAAGTAAATAAGAATGATGTGGAGAAATAGCAAAATAAAGCCCAAGAAAAACTCTTTAAAATCTAAGTTGGACAAAGTGTTTAGTCAATATATCCGTTTGCGTGATATGCTTCCGGGAACCACCCTATTTAAATGCATCAGTTGTGGGAATATATATCCGATAACTAAAGCAGATTGCGGTCATTATATAAATCGGTCGCACATGTCTACCCGATTTTCGGAAGTGAATTGTAATGCCCAATGTAGAGATTGTAATCGCTTTGATGAGGGCAATATGTCGGGTTATAGGCAAGGATTGATTAGAAAGTATGGCGAGCAACAAACCATTCTTTTAGAGGCTTCAAAAAACGACATTCGTAAATACAGTGATTTTGAATACGAGGCGTTGATTGAGCATTATAAAAAGGAAATAAACCGCATGTTAAAAGAAAGAGGATTGAAAATAGGATGTTTGACAAAATCATCATAAAAGCCCGGATTAATATAGAAGACACGGAAACCATTGTGTTGCGGAATTATCTTGAACAATGTGCTGAAGGTGATGAAGTGTATTATAAATCCACAGCTTACGCTAATTTCGACGGTTGTTTCATTGAAGTACGAGGTGATAGATTGAAATGCAAGTGCTCTATAAATAAGCTCTACAGTAAGGGTAAGACAGGTAAATTGGATAATAGTAGACCTATGACATTCGCCATTGCTGTAAGAACGATAAAAGAGCTTTTAATGAAGTTGTGTGTAAGGGCAGAGGATGCTATAGTCACCTATTACGAAATAGGCCTTACGATGAGGCTGTCACATTCTGCTGATGAGTATATACGTATGGTAGAAGATATTGCAGATCGCGTGTTGTGGAACGATGCTAATTTCCCGGCCATGCGCCAGAAAACAACCGAGAAGAGCAAATACTTCCGTAAGGTTATGAAGATATACGATAAGACCTTTGAGGCTGGGGAAAAAGGGCGGAATGTGGGAAGCAATATTCTTCGTATAGAAACAGTGTACAGACATCAGAATGTACCGTTATTGGAATTGATGGATAATCTGTTTTTAGGGAAGATTGGCCGGATATTTTATAAGGATTGGAGCGAACTACGTTTTGCCCGTGAGCTGTCGGCTGTAAAAGGGGTAAAGATTTCACAACTTGAAAAAGCGCGTGAAATCAATCGCATTGGTGTATCCCGCTATAAGGAGAGATACAAGAAGATGTATGCAGCCGGAAACCTGACAAAAAAACAATGGGAAACCATGCGAACCTTTGCCAACAATTGGCACAAGGAAAAGGAAAAATATATCGAGGAAGTAAGCGATATGGAACGAGAATTCAAAGATAAGCTTCTTGCATATTTCCAGATAGGGCATATTACGCCTTTGAAGAGAAAAAGGTAATACGTTGAATATCAGTGATTTATATAAAATACAAAACGCACCTTATGGTGCATTTGTAAATTGTTGTAAATCAAATATTTAAAAATAAAAAGATAAGAAATTAACAATTTACGGCAACTTGTCCTATACTGTCCGTAGGGCAGTCGGTACGACTTAAAGGACAGTTTATTTAATAACTTAAAAAAGAAAGATTATGAGATGTGAGATTGATGGCATAATAACAGCGGAATTGCCAACCGTTAACGGAGTGACGAATAGCGGTAAGTCGTTTGAAAAAAGAGAATATATAATTCAGGATACGGATAAATATCACAAGTATATGAAGTTCTGTATGATTAGCTTTGATGGTCCGATAGAACAGCCCTTGCAGGTGGGTGAGCACGTGCAGGTAAGGCTTACAGTAGAGGCTCGGGAAAGTAAAGGGAAATGGTTTAATGATGTCAAAGCTTATAATGTGATTCGTGTATGAGAGTTAGGTTTTGCTGGTATACCAGGAATCCGAGTATAATCCAGCGTATTAGTGCAAGATTCAAAGTAAGCGGAATGACAATTAACCGTGAATCTACAGTAGCTTTAAATGATGAAGAGTTTGAGTTATTGAGAGAGTGTGAGAAGAAAGGTCATGTTCAGATAAGGGAAGTAGTCAAATGAAAGGTTAGGAATGAGTAAGAGTAGAGAGCATTTGAAGTTTATAAGCATTCAGTCGAAGGTGTCACCGCAAACAGCTGACAGAATAGATAAGATAGTGAAGCGTGGCAAATTCGGGAGCCGGTACGAATTGATACAATATGTTTTGTCTGCATTCCTGAAGGTGGCGGACGGAGAAAGTGATAGTGATGAAGCGGGTGAGGAATTACGGGAGTTTGTAAAGATGTTCGCAGGTTGGGAGAATAAGAAGAGCAGGATAATAACAACCAAGCCGGGCGGCAATCGTGAACTAAGATTGACTGACAGCATCAATATCTTCAGTGAGGTAGGAAAGAAGGGCTATGTATGTAAGAGGCTGCGAATATTGGGCGATGAAACCCGTATATCGGTGAGTAATGAGGGAGCGGTCGAAGAGGTAATAAAGAAGTTATTCCCGGAAATGAGGGATAGATTTGAGCGTATCGGCCGTAATATAGGAGAGGATAGCTTGGTAAGGATAATAGATGAGTTGTTAAATTTGGGAGAAGAGCGGTTCTGTTCGGAAGATAAGGCTGTAGAATACATTGGAATAGAATACGGTAATGTCCCTAAAAAGAAGAAAAGCCAAACGATAAGTAAGTATGAGCAAGGATAGAAATTATACAAGAATGATACAGTCAAAGCAATGGAAGGAGCTGAGAATCGATAAAATGAAAAACAATCCGCTGTGTGAAGATTGCTACGAGAATGAAATCATAGAGCCGGCAACAGAAGTACATCATGTTATCCCTGTTGAAAGCGCGCTTAGTTTGGATGAGATGAAACGATTGATGTTCTCGTATGATAACTTAAGAGCCTTATGTCATTCCTGCCATATGGAAGCGCATAAGGCGATGAAGTCGCATAGTAGAGAGGAAGTGAGACGTAACACGGATAGGAAGAACGAGAGGTTTAAATCTCGCTTCTTGTGAAGAGAGGGGGGGAGTGTTTTTTTATTTGCCGCCATTGACTCAAATCCACTGCCCCTATCCTGAGAAAAATTTTTGTTCTGGAAATTTTGCCGTGGGGGTAAAGCTCCGGGAAAAATGAGGTTCCAAAAAATGGGCAGGTAAATGAATTTGTAGGTAGTATTAAAAAGTTTAACATTATGAAGAGGAAAAAGGAAGAAAACGAGAAATTGATAGATAATATCAAAACGCATGTAAGGCGGGTGTTGATGAAGCAGGGGAAGTACAGTCCGGAAATGAGCTATCAAATAGAACTGCTGGCTTCCGATTTGCTGGTCTTTAGAAAAATAAGAAACATGGTGTTAGATGAAGAACAGAAGCCGACGATAGTAGAGATAACCAGGGAAAAGGAAGAGAGGATAAGGGAAAACCCGATTTATAATCTGATGGCAAAGTTTGCGGATAGGGTTCGGAAAGATTTGCGGTCTTTAAAGATGAATAAGGAGCTTCCGAACAATGAGGATGAAGGCGGGGCGGAAAAAGAAGAGGACGCGTTACGGGAGTTAATGGATAAGTTGAAAGAAGAGGAAGAGTAAGACGAGGAGATATAGGGATTGATTCATGGATGTAGCTACGCGGGAATACAAGGATATACAAATTGAAAATCTGCGACGGGTGGACGTTGAACGGTATCAGCTTGATACTATAGATGTCCGCCTTTTGTCGTATATATCCGGCGTGCGAGATAATCCGGAGAAGCATAACCTTTACGAGATATTGGCCGTTTTAAAGTTCTTCCGCCTGATGGATAGGTATGTATTCCGCGCTTCTAAAGTAAGACGCTTTGCCAAGCTGTATGAAAGTTTGAAGTTTTCCGGAATGGATGGCCGGCGATGTTACAAGCTCACGCCTATTCAGTATTTTCAGTTTGCCTCTATGTTGGGTTTTTATAAGTGGGAAGATGTAGGAGATGCTACGGGTATGGAAGACGAAGAGATTGGAATATCCAAAAAAATAGAAAACGGCAGAAGATACGAGTTGAGGCGTTTAGTGAGAGAAGCTATACTGTTTGTTCCTCGAAAGTTTTCCAAAACCACCAGTACTGCATCTCTTGCGGTTAATGAATTGTTGTTCGGTGATGTGAACGCACAGGCTTATACGGCTGCGAATTCGTACAAGCAGGCAGAAATATGCTTCAAGGAGATAAGCAAGATAATACGGCAACTTGATCCGAAGGGGAAATACTTCAAGTCGAAACGCGAAATGCTTCATTGGAAAAAGAATGAGTTTGAAAAGGAAAGTTTTGTAGAATGTCTGACCGGTGGCGGAGATACTAAGGACGGTCTTAATGCCTCTCTTGTTATTTTCGATGAGTACGCGCAGGCCAAATATGTGCGTGGTCATTCTGATGGCGCGGAGCTGTTGCAGGTGTTAACCTCTTCGATGGGTATAAGGCGGGAGCCGTTAACGGTTATTATTACTACCGCAAGCCGCGTGGAAGACGGACCGTTCTCAATAGAGCTGGAGAATGCCAAGCGGGTGCTCGAAGGTGATTATGAAAACGATAGGCAATTTGCTTCTATATTCATGCCTGATGCTTGGGAAATGACGGATGAGGAAATGGGGAAGCCGGAAGTATGGCATAAGTGCAACCCGCACATAGGGATAACCGTGCAGGAAAGCTATTATCGTGAACGATGGGATAAAGCGCAGCATGATGCTGAGGCTATGATGGAATTTAAAACCAAGTTGCTTAATATCTTTGTTTCGGGTGGTGTAAAGGATTGGATGCCGCAGCAGTTATGCCGGTCTTTAACTGTAGATTTCAACATAGACGACATAGAAGGAAGACCGGAAGCTATGGCGGCCATGGACTTATCCGTAAGCGATGACTTCTCTGTGGTTGTATATAATATCTATTCACGTGCACAACGTAAGTTTTATTTGTGGCTTGACTGTTATATTCCTCAGTTAACATTGGAAACCCATGCGAATAAGGAACTTTATAAATATTGGGTTAAGGCGGGTTTTATGAAGGTGTGTCCGGGTGCCGTGATAGATGATAGAATGATTGTAGAGGATATATTACAGAGAAATAGTAAGCTAACAATCCTGCAAATCGGGTATGACGCATATAAGATAAAGGAGATTGTGAACTCGTTGGCGGCCGCAATTTCATCTACCGGTGCAAATCCGGATAGAATATTGCGTGCGGTTCCACAGACTTACGGTGCTTTCACGTCACCCGTCGAAACCTTTGAAATGGCGGCAAAGCGTAATCCGGCCGGTGTTGCACTGGCTAACAATCCGATATTACCATATTGTTTCGGAAACTGTTATCTGGATGAGGATAAAATGTGCAATAAAAAGCCGTTGAAGAGGAAGGATAATTTGAAGATAGATGCAGCTGTTGCAAGTCTAATGACCTTTTGGTTGTATAATAATTATGAGTGGTAGGTAGCCTAAAACACATCTCTGCCGGTATTATAAAAGGCAGTAATAATGAGCATAATAAATTGGTTTAAACGTGAAGTAAGTAGCGGTGTTATCGGTTCGGATAAGTCTGTAAACAAGGGGGATTACAAGCAAAATGTAGTATGGGTTAACAATTCGGAAACGGCAATGAAAATTGCGGCTGTATACCGTGCTGTAAACCTTATATCAAGCGCTGCCGCTTCGTTGACTTTGGAATACAAGAGAAAGGACTATGCAAAAGGGTATTTTAAGTTATATGATACCGGAGATGGTGCATTGATGAATTACATGTTATCCATGCGTCCCAATGAGCGTATGAATAGTTTTGTATTTTTTAAAAATATGGTATCAATGATTCTGTTGCGCGGAAATGCCTATGTGGTTATCAAACGCGACAATAGATATAGCCCGATTGGTATGTATTTATGTGCTCCGGGGTGCGTGGCATACGATGTGTATTCTAACAAGTATACAATATCGGACATGATAAACGGAATTTCGGGTGTATATAGCGCAGATGATGTGATTCACCTGAAGAATGTATGTCGCGACGGTGGCTATGAAGGGTTGAGTACTATCCATTATGCGGCGCTGACATTGGGAATTGCGGCTACAGCTGATAATGAAACCTTGAAGCGGTTTGCTACAGGTGGCCGGATAAAGGCTATATTACAGAATAACAAGCTAACAAGAGGATTCGGCGAGTACCAGGATAAACAATTGCAGGGGCTTAGCCAGGATATACAGGAAGATTTGAACTCCGGAGCTGATGTTATACTCGTTAAGGGAGACGGGACGTTAACCCCTATAAGCATGAGTTCTGCGGATATGCAGTTCCTTGAAAGCCGCAAGTTTACACTACGGGAAATAGCCCGCTTTTTCAATGTTCCGCCTTCTAAATTAATGGATGATAGCAATGCCAATTACAAGAGTGTGGAAGTAAGCAATATTGCTTTCTATGCCGAGGCTTTGCAACCGATTGTAACGGAAATAGAGCGTGAATTTGCCTCTAAGCTTATACCCCGCAACATGTGGATGGATTATAAATTCAGATTTAATCTTAGCAGCCTTTACGCGCTTGATTTGGATAGTAAGGCTAAATGGGATAAGGCAAGATTGGATAACGGGCAGGCTACTGTGAACGATATACGCAGGGAAAATGACAACGCCCCGGTAGATAAAGGGGATGAAGTATATCTGAGTGTAAATCTTGCGCCTCTTGGCAGTGAGAAACTAAGCGGAAGTACAGGTAGTACCCCATCTGATAAAAAAGAAGAGAACGTATAAACCGGATAGAGTATGGAAAAATTAAAGATCGTAACATTGGATGAGTTGAAAAAACAGATGCGGGTTGATTTTGAAGATGAGGATGATATAATTTCTTTATATGGCGTTGCCGCCGAAGATGCAATCATTTATGGCACGGAAAGAACGTTGGACGAATTAAATGCGATCGGATATGAGGAGCAGGAAGGGAAGCCGGCAGAAGGTACGGAGATAGGAAAGGGATATTTTCCGAAAAGGTTGAAGCTGGCAATCCTTATTCTGGCGGCTCATAACTACAGAAACCGGGAACCGGTCGCCGCCGTGGCACAAAATCCCGTTCCGTTTTCTATTGAAGTGTATACAAAACCGTATAGAAAATTATCAAATAGGGGAGAAAATGTATGTTGACAGCCGGAAGTTTGAAAGACCGTGTAACCATATTGGCTCCTGTGTTGGAACGCGGAGAGATGTTCGGAGAACAGACAATAGCGTATGTGGATGTAAAAACCGTATGGGCTAAGGTTGACTACAGAAAGGGTTCTCTAATGCTGACTGCCGGTGAATCATGGATGAATAATGAGATAGGGGTAACGATGAGGTATAATAGTATAATGTCTGACCGTTGTCGGTTAAGATGGGATGGGAAAATGTATGAAGTAGAAAGCCTGAACGGAAGCCGGACGGATGGAAGCATGGTGATTATAGCAACCCGGATAGATGAAGGCAGCGGTGTAGAGGAAGAATAATGAGTAACCTATTTCCATTGTAGGAAAGTATTATGAAAAGGTTCTTTTTAAAAGACTGGTAAGACAGACTAATACGAAAAAGACAATATGAAAGAAACAGAAGAAGTTAAAAGAGAGGTTCGAAGCTACGTAGGAGACCGTTTCCAGCCACGTTTGCGGGAAGAGGTCGAAGAAGGTGGTAACAGACGCACAATCGAAGGTTATGCAATTGTTTTCGGCGTGCGCAGTCGTTTGCTGGCCGACTATTGGGAAAACTATTACGAGGTGATAGAGCCGGGAGCAATTACGGAGGACCAGCTTCGTGAGATGGATATTAAAATGACGATGTGGCATAACCGGGAAAAGTTGTTAGCCCGTAGCAATAAGGGCGAGGGAACATTGAAGTTGTCCGTAGATGAGATTGGTGTTAAGTATGAATTTGAAGCGCCTGATACGGCGGACGGGAACAATGCGCTGGAGCTTGTGAAGCGTGGAGACTTGGCCGGCAGTTCATTTACTTTTTGGAGCGATGAACGGAGTAGTGTTCGATACACTACCGATGATGAAGACATTCTGACCCGTCACGTCGAACGTATTGATAGGGTGTTTGAAATGACAATTGCAAGCGACCCTGCATATACGGAAACAAGCGTTACAGCCCGCGAAGTTGAGGCCGCCGGCGTGAAACTCCATAAGAACGAAGTAGACAGACCGCTACCTGCTTCTTTCAGAAAAAGGGAATTGAAATGCCTGCAAAGGAAATACATATTACATTAATAAACTTTATTTTATGAAAACAGAAAAGAAGACTGTACAGGATTTAATCACGGAAAGAGGTGGTTTAATCAACAAGAGAGAGGGATTAAGCGTCAAGATGAACGAGATTATCGATAAGGCTTCTGCCGAAAAGCGGGATTTCACTCCGGAAGAGGAAGCCAAATATAAATCTCTTGAACGGGAATTTGAGCAAGTGTCCAGAGATATTGCCATGAACAACGATTTGTTGTTTGCGAGCAAAAACGGTTTTGTCGAGAACAAGAGCAAAAACGCGATGTTCCGTGAATTCTTGCAGGAAGTTAAGGGCAAGCGTTCCAGTAGTGAATGTATTTTGCAGCGTGAATTCACCGGTTTGGATACGGCAGCCATTGTCGGCGGCGGTATGATTCCGTTGACGATAAAAGACGTGCTTCCGCCGCTGGAAATGGGTTTGATTTTTGATAAGGTGGGAATCCCTGTGCAAACGGGTGTAACCGGTGATATACAATGGCCTGTGCTTGGTTCTGTTGAGGCTGAAATCAAAGGTGAAACAGAAGCGTTGACCGACCAGGACATCGACCTAAGTAAAATCAATGCGAAACATGTCCGTTTGGGTATCTCTATAAAAATATCCAACCAGGCTATCAACGATTCATATACTGATCTGGTTTCTTTGGTTCAGTCTCAAATCAGAGCCGGTTTGAACAGAACATTAAACCGTGTAATCTTCTCCCATCAGAATTTTACAAGCGACCTTCACGGGCCGTTTGCCAGTGCAAAAGCTTCAGGTGCATTTGCCGGTGCAACTCCTACCTACAAGGAATTGCTTGAGATGAAAGGCAAAATTGCATCTACGGGTGTGGAAATGATTGGGTTCTGCTACATTATGAGCGAAGCGATGAAAGCTGCTTTAGAGGCTACCCCGGTTGATGCCGGTAGTGGTAGAATGATAATCGAAAATGGCGCTATTGCCGGCTATCCCGTATTCTGTACCGAGTACATCAACTACGGTTCCAGTAAGGAAAAAGCCGATGTTGAATATGTAGCCGCTGGATGTTTCGGTTATCTGCCGACAAATCAGCATGGAGAGGTACGCATGATATTCGACCCGTACACGCAGGCCAAGAACGATGTAATCGTTATTACAATGAATGCCGATTGGAGTATTACAACTCTTAGGAAAGAAGCATTTGCATTGTATAAAACCACAGGAGCATAATGTCTATTGTTGTTTTAAGTTTATAATTATGGTTTCCAGAGGGGGCGGAGTGGTGACATTGCGCCCCTTTTTACATTAAAAACAAGTCTATGAATATAATTACCCGTTTGATAATGGATTCCGCTCAGTATAGCGGTGGTTTGGAGAAAGCGCAGAAAAGCCTTGATAAGTATGTAGAAAAGAATATGACATTGGATAATGTTGGGAAAAATGTTATTGGAACCATTGGTAAAATAGCTTCGAGTATAGGCTTGGCTGTTGGAGCGCAGCAGGCTTTTGATAAGGTAATGCATTCGTCCCAGATAACAGGCGATGCTTTTGACAATACGATGAATGCTTGCAAAGGGACTGTAGACGCTTTTTTCCAATCATTATCTAATGGGAATTGGGATGCTTTTAGAAAAGGCATTAGCGGTGTGCTTAGCGATATGTATGAATTATCAGCCTTACGAGATAGTTTTAATGATGCGAAATTATCTATGGGTTTTAATACCAGGGTATTCGAGAGTGAATTTGCAAGATTGGAAGGCATTGTTGACGACCAAACCAAGTCTAAAAGTGAACGAACATCCGCGTTTAATGAAATGCAATCTCTTATTGAAAATTTTCAAAGGGATGTGAATGATACGGCGGCAGGAACGGCTGATTTGTTGATTAAGAGCTTGAATTCTCGCTTTGGAAGAAATGACTTTAATATTTCAGATATAAACAAATATATATCAATAACAAATAATGATTTCTCTACTCGTAAAGAACAGCAGGATTTTTTAGCCTATAAAGAAAAATTAGATTCTTTAGAAGAAAAACGATACAAATATTATAAAATAGGTGGTGGGGTCTTCTCTGGAACATCTCAATCCGTAGAAGATAAAAATATAGTTAAACAAATAGAAGATTTAAAAGCAGCAAATAAAGAGCTCGAGAAACAGAACATCTTAAAAAATGATAATGATAAAGCCCGATTGCAGATGATAAATGACTATCAATATTTATTGGAAATGCAACAAAAGGGTGGTGAATTTTTTAAAAGGTCGCTTGAAAAACAAAATACGATATCTGGTCTTAGTAATGCCAGTAATAATAAATTAAGCGGGGTAGATGTAAAAGAACAATGGACGGGAGAACTGGTGCTGAATGCGTACATTCAAAAAACAGCGGAAACGCAATTAGACGATGAGATATTCAAGGCTATCCAGGGTGATAAGAAACTTCCCGTTTTGATGCAGCCCGTTCAGGAACTTATCGAAGGTGGAATGAACGAAGGACCGGAAGAAGTGGAAGACCCTGCACTCGAGGGACTGCGCGACCGTATAGGCATGTACGATACGATTCAACAAAAGATAGCATCTTACAAGGATATGCTTAAATACGCCAACGAAGAGGAAGCCGGCTATATTCAATCACAAATTGCAATGTGGGAAGAATATGCTAACAAAATAGGTTTGGCAGTAGACAAAGGGGATGATTTGGGTGCGATAACTGGCATTATCGGTCAGATTGGGGGTGCTCTTTCATCTACAGGAAACGATTGGCTATCATACATAGGAAACTCAGCGTCAGCAATGGCAGGTTTATTGTCGGCTATTCAATCGCAGACACAAGCATATGCAGCTTTGGCTGTTGCTAGACAGGCAGGCGGTAAGTTATTTCCCTTAAATATAGCAGCTGTCGCAAGCACATTGGCTGTAATCACAAGTGCTATGTCTAGCATTAGCTCCATAGGCAACTTTGCTGAAGGTGGTATTGTAGGTGGAACCAACTATCAGGACGGTATCACTGCCCGTGTCAGCAGCGGTGAAATGTTCATTAACCAGGCAGACCAGAAAAAGCTGTATGATTCCATTCATTCCGGTAATCTTGGCGGCGGTAACGGGCGTGCAGTGGTTACCGGCGAGCAAATTGTGATAGCGGCCAACAACTGGGGAAAGAGAACGGGCCGCGGTGAACTGTTATTCTCTAAATAAAAGCGGATATGGGATATTCTAAAAACGCCGCAATGTCGGGATATAGAGTAAGAAACTCCCTTATAGAACTTGATGCGACCGGTTCATTGGGTATGTTGAAACGGTTACGTTATGATGAAATCATAGAGAGGAAACAGATACGGAAAGAAGTGCGTGAGGTGTTACGTCCGGTTCAAAAGACCGTCCAAAATGCGGCAAAGGGAGCGATGAGGAGCGACCCTAGAAAGGCTTATTTGGGTGTTAAGCTTTCTGTGTATGGCCGAAAAGCGGTAGGCGGTAGTGTGTCATTGTTGAATCAGAGAAGTACGGGTAGGGTAACGAAATACAGCAAACCGAGAGGTGGGGCAAGTGGCATTACTCGAAATCGCAAACGGAGCAAGCGGACACAGGACATAGAAAACTATCAGGGGAGAGACCGGGCTTTCATTCTTCGTTTTATCAATCAGGGTACAATGAAGCGAACTGCATTTACCAGAACTAAGAGTAAAAACGGTAAAACCGCCAATAGAGGTGCTTTATCAGGAAAGGGATTTTTCAACGTGGCGGATGGTGCAATGAAGCAGGCTGCTGATACTTTGGGAAAGAGGGTTGAGAAGTTGATTGTTGAGGCTGGCTACGGAAAGTAACCTAAAACACATGAATGAAGGTAATATAAAGAAGTCGCGATTATGAGTTTATTAATAGGGATACATATAAAAGAAATGCTTTTGAAAGATGAAGGTATTTCTGAAAAGGTTGGCAATAGAGTATATCCGCTGGTTATTCCGGTGGGTGCTCCTAAATACCCGTTTATTGTTTTCCGCAACGATGGTACTGCCCCCGACTATACTAAGGATGGAAATAACGAGGACAGTGTAGGGGTAAGCGTGGAAGTTGTTGCTAAGGAATACGGGGAAGCCGTCGAAATAGGGAATAGCATCCGCTATGCTCTTGAAGAAAAACGCCGGCGATATGAACAGTTCGAAGTCAGGGATTGTGCTTTGACCGGAACGGCCGAAGAGTGGCTAGACGATATAGACGCTTACGGTATTATATTAAACTTTGAAATGAAAACAGTTGATTTTTAATTTAAAATTTTATGAATTATGGGAAAAGCTAAAAGTTTGAACGGGAAAGACCTTATGTTATGGATTTCCGAAAAGGTTATCGCGTTGTCAACGAGTTGCAAGATAAATCTTGCTGCCACTACTGTAGACAGTGCAACAAAGGATGATGGTTTCTGGGATGCGCAGGAAGTCGGTAATATGAACTGGTCTGCAACGAATGAGAGCGTAGACAGTGCGGATAAAGACCGTACCAACGACTACGTTTACGATGAGCTGTTTAAATTGTTCGTAGCCGGCAAGCCTATTGATGTAACAGTGGGGCTTCCGTCCAACAAGAGTGATGAAGGATTGCCGGAAGATGGGTGGACGAAGCCGGCATCCGGAACCTATTATCAGGGCAAGGCTATTATTACGGCTCTTGATAGAGATGCCACTAAGGGAAGCAATGGTACTGTATCGGTTTCATTGTCCGGTTATGGAGCGTTGAAACAAGTAGCGGCAGGAGGATAAAGTATGAAAGTAAAGATAAAAGGGGTGGAATATGAATTTTCCTTTGATAGCGTATGGGGTCCTATATACACTTATGAGGAATTGACAGGAAGCAAATTGCCTTTTGATGCAAATCGTATGCTGTGTCTTCATATCCTATACTATTGCATTCTTTTGCGTGCTAATCCGGGGATAACACTAACGCTTGAAGAGTTTTTCGAGGCGTTGAATGACATATCCCTTGTTGGCAAGATGGCGGACTATTACGCCAAGCGTATGCAGGTTTTAACCGGTAGCGAAGACGGTAAGGAAAGCTCAAATATCTGTGATTCTGATAAAAAAAAAGACTAAGCGCACGCGAAGTATATAGGTTAATAGTCGGGGAAGGTGGATGCTCTCCCGACTATTTTTTATCAAAAATGGGGGTTAATGAAGCAAGGGATTATATAGAGGGCATGAACAGACGTTACCGGCAGGATTGGGAGCGCACCCGCTTGGAATCATCAGTGCTGTACAAAGTGATGTCCGGGAAAGACCTCGAACTGGAGTTCCCATGGGAGACAGAGGATGAAGATAAAGAGGAAACGAAACCAGAAGATTTGGAACGTCTTCGGGAAAAAGCTCGAATAATGGAAAGGATAATAAACGGAAATAAATAGTCATTATGGCAAGAAATATACGTTGGATGATACCCTTCAAGACTTTGGACGAAAAAAACGCGGTTATCAACATTTATAAGGAAGGTAATTTTAATGAAGTAATCACGCTGGAACCTGCATATAATACTTTTGAAACACAGGAATCCATCGATGAAGAACTGATGAAGCCAATCCGTACCCATACGGGGTATATACGTATAATCGACAATGGAGACATAAGTGGGTTGATGCCTTCCGACAATCGCCAGCATTATGTCGAATTTCTGATTGAAGGTGATTTGAAATGGTGTGGATATATGCAGGCTGATACATTTAGCGAGGATTGGGATATAACGCCTTTGGAAGTGGAATTTCCCGTTATTTCCGGCATTGGTATATTGGATAGCATTCCGATGGACCAGAATAGAGAAATGGACTTGACCTCTTTATGTAGTTTGTTGTTGGAGTGTATCGATGCAACGGGGGTAGATTATAATTATATCTATATACCGAAAGAGGTTAAAGAATCGGCTGCCAGCGAATTTTACCTGCTTCCTTTGGATCTGCGTATATCCCGATTTAATTTTTTCAAGGTAAATAACAGTGTAAATACAGATGATCCGGATTGGGAGAGATACGATGCTGATACTTATAGTGATTTGCTTGAAGAGTTATGTAAATTTTGGGGATGGACCATGCATGAGAGGGGACGCGATTTGTATCTGGTATCAACAAGGGATGTCGACTATATGAAAATCCCAATAGGGGAGCTGCGGCAAAAGCTGAATAGTCTTTCATCTGTTTCTTATGAAAGCGTTCCTACTTCTTCGATGGCTGTTTCTGACATGAAATTAGCCGGAAATAGTCATAAAAAGGATATTTTGCAAGGGTATAATAAAATTAAGATTTCGGCAAAAGTATCTAAGGTAGAAAACGTAATCCCCAATATAGACAGTGAGAAGATGAAGTATATTGGAAGATGGGTGGATGAACGAAAGATTGAGGAGGATATTTATAAACAGACATACAAGCTGTATAAGCAACAAATAGATTTAGAAATGTTTGAATCTTATCTATACGATTACAACATAAACACTGGAGCATATACGGGATTATCTCAATATGCAACAATTGAAGAGAAATTTAATGCGTATGGAGCTATTTATGCGAAAATGGACAAAACGAGAGTAAATGAGTGGGATAAAAAAAGAAATTATAATTGGGATGACATTATACGGATGAATTTAGCGTTTGTATATTCGTATAAGGACAGACCAGATTCGTTCAGGAAGATATTTCCAACAGAATCACAATCTAACGAAATGCCGATATTGCGATTAAGGAGCAAGGAGAGTGTTTTTTATAAAAATGGGGCATTCGTAATAAGCGGAACTACTGAAGGAGAAGATTATGAAATGATTTTATATCCGGATGGTTCTATGATTTTAGACATTGTAACACGTGCGACAAATGGAGCTTGTATAATTCCTGTAGTTTTAAAAATTGGCAATAAATACTGGAATGGTAAATCATGGCAATCTACATGGGCTAAATTCGATGTTCGATGCGGTGATAATGATAGTAACGGAACAGGAGGCTCAGGGCAAATCGTGACAACGAAAACACTTGATATGCCGTATAATGGAGCTAATGGATATGTTATTCCAATCAAAGAAGAGCTTTCGGGAATAGTGGAAATGACGTTCTTGTATCCGTATAAAGATGATAGAGCGGGACGAATATTTATAAGCGGGTTAAAAGTTGAATATTATAAGGAAGATGATGTATATGAAGAAAGAGAAGATAGCGACGAAAACGAATACAGCTCCAAATCAGGTATTGAATTTAGTAAGGATTTATCTGTGGAATTGAAATTGGCTACAAATAATAATAATCCAGCCGCATACAGTATTCTATTTAACAGTCCGTGGGCTGCCTCTGGAAGTTCCGCTGAAAGCTTATATTTCGTGGGAGAAGGAATGAAGCGACCGGAAGAGTATTTATTGAGTAACCTAAAACGCATTTACGGACGTATTACAGAGAAGCTAACATTGCAAATGGAGAGGGAAGATTCTGTTACTCCTTTGATGAGGCTAACCCGTTCCGGAAAACGATATATACTGTTGAGTGAAAATGTTAATTGGTCTGATGGGACGGTAGAGTATATTATAGAGGATTTACCATAAATCAAAGTATATGCCTAAGTTAAGAGGAAATGATTTAATCGTGTTTTTTGAGCAGGGCGGAGAATGGAAAACTCTGGCTTATGCTACTACATGCGAAATTGACATACAGGCTGAAACCATAGAGGTAGGAAGCCCTGATACGGGGCGGTGGGTGAAGAAGAAAAAACGCCGTATCAGTTGGGGCGTAAATAGCGGACATCTCATGAGTGATGTAAAACGGGAAATTAATCTTTACAACTATCTGTTGAGTGACAACCCGGTGAAGATAAGTGTGGCTTCTGTGGAAAATCACACTGAACGAATTTATCCGGAAGATTATACCCCCGATGGAAGATATTCTTTAATTGGAGAAGCCCTGGTTACAAGAATGACAATAACGGGTAATCGTGGTGACTTTTGTACGCTATCCATGTCGCTTGCCGGCATTGGAGAATTACTGCAAAAGAGCGCCGATTGGATACTGGCGGATGGCACTTGGAACATGGAAGGTGTGTGGATTGATTGGGAAAAATGGATTTTTTAAATGAAATAATATGGCACAAATAGAGAAAATAACGGAAGGGATGCGAGGACGGGAAGTATCTGAATTATTGGATAGGAACTTTAAATCGTTGAATTCTGACATAAGAGATTTGGAGCAAGCATCTAATGGTAATGTAAAGAAATTGCAAGAGCAGTTAAATAAAAGGGGATATGTTGTTATGAAGTATACAAACAGCACTTCCGACACTCGTTTGGCTGTACCGATGGAATTGCGCAAACCGGGACTCACAATTACGTATAATCCGGGTACTGGCTGGATACAGGAACAGTTTATAGGTGTAAGTGTAGATGACGCCGATTGGGAAGAGGATAGACATTGGAAGTCGATTGGTGGTAGTGGTTCTGGTTTCTGGGTTGAAAGCGATGTGGTTTTCGTCGACAAGACATCCGCTCATAATGCCATTAAGGAAAATGAACGGGTTATTGGTATGTATATTTCCTATAGGCTTAACGGAACATGGACTACAGAACAATATGTAGGTATAGATACTTCTAAAGACAATTGGGAGAATCCGGATAATTGGAATATCCTCACTTACAATAAACAGATTGCAGAAATAGCTAAACAGGCGCAGGAATCGGGAGTGCAGGCACAAGCTGGTGCAGAAAAGGCCAATCAAGCAGCAGTGAATGCACAAACAGCGGCAGACAAAGCCAACCAAGCGGCGGGTACCATTGCGGACAGAGTTTTTAGTACCGATGTGAGAATAATAAAGGCTATGACAGAAGAAGAGTACATAGCCTTAGGAGAGAAAGATAAAAATACGTTGTACATTATAATTGACTGATATATGGGAGAAATGAGATTGGGAACTGGAGAAATCGGTAAGATGTATCTGGGAGATAAGCAGATATTGGGGATGGCAAACATTCTAATAGTTGGAGATTATGGAAATCCTATTATTGTTGTTAACGATTCGAATGTTGTAAAACGTTTTAATTTTGAAAATCAAGATTATAATAATATAACTCTCCAGCCTATGCAGATGGCTTTATTAAGAAGCCATGGTAACGATGATAATTTATACGCTTTGAATGAGTGCAAATGTGAAATTTATCAAGGAACAAAATATTTAAATGAAGATGGTAGTGACTCATTAGATTTAAATGTTAATTATAATAAACAATGTAAGCAAGGAGATGTTGTTATCGGATTAAGCTCTGTAGCTGTAGATGATTTTGGTATAGTAATAATAAAGGAATAATCGAAAATGAAGACAATCCGCTACAACAGCAAATTAGCCAAACTGATACTCTTTGGCAGCTACACAACAATCATGCTCTTCGGCTTCATCTTTACGAAGCTGAAAGAGTTGTCCGAAACAATCATACGCCATGAACGGACACATCAGAAACAGTTCTTCGAGTGTATGGAGATAGCGGCTATCCCGTCCGTATTGCTGGCGTTCCATGTCAGTACATGGTGGCTGTTATTTGTCCCGTTATTCTACTACATCCTGTATTTAGCAGAATGGTTTGTGAGTTTCGTGTATCACTTGTTCACAGACAACAAGATTGGGAACGGAGAGGTCAATAAAAATGCTTACCGTGCGGGCGCATTTGAGATGGAAGCCAAACTCAATCAGGACAATCCGAACTATTTGAAAGAACGCAAATGGGGTGCATGGTTCAGATACTACGGTAAGATATGAAAATCCCGTCCTACTCTCACGAGCAAAACGGAATGACAGTAGTTAGCTTATTGATAAGAGACACAAAGATATGAATAATTGACAAATAACGATAAGATGCAGAATAACATTATTACCCAAAGCATACCGGGTGGTTTCTCGGTAATAGCAAGCAGTTTTATTGCACAGTCATTGGAACACATGATACCGTGGCTGATAGTAACATTTTCAGTCGTTGTGTGTGACCTTGCATTCGGGATAAGGAAAAGTCTGTTGATGGGTGAAGAAGTACGCTTTTCCGGTGCTGTGCGCCGTACTATGGGTAAAATGGTGACATACTTTGCCTTTGTTTGTATGGTGGTGATGATAAACATTGCTTCCGGCAATAAATGGAATATTGATGTGTATTCATGCTTGTTTGTCTGCTTCATAGAGTTCTGCTCTATCATAAGCAATATCTTAAAGCCAAAGGGATATAATTTCAACTTACTGAAAGCGTTGGGATTGTTCGGAAAGAAAGTGCTCGATGTCGAAAAAGAAGATATGAATGAAATAATAACTAAAGATAAGGAGTAACAAAATGAAAAAGAAACTGATTATCGCAGCGATTGTTATCGCTATCATCGTGGGAGTTATGCTTTATATGCACTACACACCGTTTTGGGTGAACTTGACTACTGTCGTGTCATTCGGTGTCGGTGTTGTTGCCGGATGGGTGGCTCGTGTGGTTTATGACAAATATTTCAAGGAGGACGCGCAGAATGAAAATATTGATTGACAACGGACACGGAAGCAACACTCCAGGCAAGTGTTCACCGGACGGAAGATTGAAAGAGTATGCGTATACCCGTGAGATTGCCATACGTTTGGAAGCGGAATTGCGCAAACAAGGTGTTGATGCCGAACGTATCGTCAAAGAGGAAATAGACGTTCCCTTATCGGAGCGTTGCCGTAGGGCGAACGAATACAAGGCAAGTGACGCAATTCTCGTATCCATCCACTGTAATGCAGCGGGAAGCGGCTCTGAATGGATGCAGGCACGTGGTTGGGAAGCGTGGACTTCGGCAGGTCAGACGAAAGCCGATAAATTAGCTGATAGCTTATATGCGGCTGCCGAACGACTTTTGCCGGACATGAAGATACGCAAGGATATGTCAGACGGTGATGCTGATAAGGAAAGCGGGTTCTATATCTTGAAGCATACGAAGTGCCCGGCAGTCCTTACGGAAAACCTATTCCAAGACAATAAGGAAGATGTTGATTTTCTGTTGTCGGAAGAGGGCAAACGGGCAATAGTAGACTTGCATGTGCAGGGAATTGTAAACTATTTGAATAACTCTAAAAAATAAACATCATGGCGTCAGTTGATTTAAATTTTACAAAGGAAGACAAAGTATACGTTGCTGATATTGCATCTCCGGGAAAGTGTATTGTTCAAATTGAACGTAAAGAATCTGGGTGGACTACTGTATTTTCAAAGGTTGATGATTTGGAATTTTCCGAAGTTGCAAAATTTCCAGACGGTCCCGATAAGAAGAGTGTGATATTCGAACTCAATATTCCTGAAGGAATGCCGGTGCGCATACAGAGTAACAAGGAAGTTGAGATTGCAAAATATGTAACAGAGGGATAGCCTATGAACCCAATCACTATCCCCAACATCAGCATCCCGTCAATCGGTATTCCTACTATCGGCATACCGTCTGTCGGTTTCCCGTCCGCTTCGGGCGGTGGCGGTCTTTCATGGCCCGCTGGTATGAAAGAGCACATCAAGGCTTGGTATGACCCGAAGAAGCAGGGTATGACTAACTATGATGTGATAGAGGCGTATGTAGAAGATTTTACTAATTGGAATTATGTAAAAGCAAGAGGAGTTGCAACTATTAGCCAACATAAATTCATAATAACAGAATGTATTCTAAAAGGTTTAAGTATTGTAGAAGATATTCAAGAACCATATTCCAATTTAACTGTTCGTATTATTGGTATAACTGATAATCAAGAAGTTTTAATTACCGATTATGTTAATGAGCAACACCAAATCATTAATACTATAACAGAAGACGGAATATATACTATTGAAGACAGACATCATTTTGTAGGCTTTGGATGTAATTTTGTAGGTACATGTAATATCACTATTGAGCAGCTCCCTACATCAATCCTAAAAGACCTTAGCGGCAACGGCAACCACGCCTATTTGTATGGTGGTAAGGGTAAGCTGAATAGCGGGATGGGAGTGTATCAGCAAGACTTTAGCAAATTAATCATCTCCAGAGTAGATAAAAAACAAGACTCATTCAGTTTTACTGTTAGTGGCAGTGGCGGTTCGTATCTTGCATATATGCAGCTTGGTAATTGGAATAATAAAGCGTTTAAAATATTGGTAAATATTAATGCAAAAAGCGATTATCTTTATTTGAGATTTAGGAATAGCACTGATGCTGTAATAACAAGTGTGATGTTAAAAAATGGCGAGAACATTATTCCTGCTCAAAATATTGAAGGTGCAACCAAAGCTGTATTTGAATATTCTTTGAAAGAAGGAGAATCTATCACCATCACCCAAATCCCCGACTACCCCGACCAGCTTTGCTACGACGGCAAGATGTACGCTGTTGCTTATGATATGCCTATATTAACGGATTACACGGTGATGGCGGAGAGGACGTGGTTTGAGAATAGAAATATTTTCTTGGCAAAAGGAAACATTACTACTGAAGCTAAATACGCATTTATATTTGAAAGATTTAAGCCTGATGGGGTGGTGGCTGTACAATCTTTTGGTGCTTGGAATGATGTTGTATCGACTACAGACAGTTGTATTTCGTATCTAACAAAAAACAAGTACAACGGTATTGATATTAGAAGCGGAATAGGTGCAGATGATGATATGCTATCAATTGGCGGTGCTCTTAATAAAGGTAATATAGAATTAACTTCTGTTTGTTGTCACGGCGCCATCATAGTCGCCGACCGCAGCTTCACCGAAGAAGAAATAAACTGGCTAAAACAAAACTGGGATAAGATATGAGAAATAACATCTTAGGTGCGGTGGTCTATCTATCCACCGCCATAGTATTCGGTGGCAGCACTGCACTGCTGATGCTTTTTATCAAGGAGAACAGCGACCGTTGCTACTACTATAACGGCAAGTGGAACAAAATAGACTTGCTGTGTGGAGTTGCCGCAATATGTGCTGGTATGGTTGTAAATCATTATTTGTTGAGGTTATGAAAAAACTACCCTGGTTATTAGTTGTATTGCTGGCAATTGCTTGTGCGGCGGCGTGGTTTCGTCCGCACGAGCCTTTGCCGGCAGAAATCCGTACCGAGACGAAGATACAGACGGTTGTCGAGCTTGATACGGTTCTTATCTCCGCACCGATAGCGGTCTTTTGGCAGATATTGCCAAATGACACAGTACGTATAGGCGATACTTTGCTTCATCGCAGAAAGGTTGTGTATGAAGATAGCTTGTATCGTGCGGTGGTGAGCGGGTATGTAGACCCGCGACTGGATAGTATGCAAGTCTTTCCTAAGACGGTTTATCAGACGGTAACGAATGACATCTACCATACCATTAAGCCTAAGAATAAGCGTTGGGGATTTGGTTTACAGGCTGGGTATGGTTATCCGGGCGGATTTTATGTAGGTGCTGGGGTGAGCTATGATTTGTGGCAGTGGTAATTTTAGCAATATCATAGAGGTAAACTTAATTGGATTAAGCAACAATAATTCATCAAAATCCCACAAAATACACATTCTTATAAAAATTATATATAGAAAATACACATTTATGAGAAAATTATATATGTATCGAGTATGGTAAGAAAGAAATTAACGATGTAGAAGTTGGCTTGTAGCTGACACTCTTTCGGGGCTTAGAGTAAAAAGAAAGCCCCATTTCCCTTCACTGTCTGCAAACTTCAAGGGAATAACAACACGGCAGTATTGTTTTGGGGCTTTGTCCTTATAAACAACGCTTCCGTGTTTTTGTTTTCGGGAGTTCAATGTTTAAAGCGGAAATATGGAAATGAAAGATTTATATCAGTCTGTAGTCGCTTCTGTATGTAAACATACGGGAGTAGACGTGAATATGTTGTTTAAGAGTAATCGTGAAGAATGCGTGGATGCACGTGCAATCCTTATAAACATTCTCACATATAAGGGAATTACAGAGCGTGAGATAGCGGCTCTTACCGGACTAACCCAACAATGCGTAAATAAGCTGAAGAATAACTTTTCATTTCGTCTCCGTAAATGGAGTGTTACAACAAACTTACAATCAATCAACAATGAACTAACAACGGAATAATTTATATACAACGTTCTTATGGCGTCCTTTGCTTCACCGGTTAATATTGACCGGCATTCCTTAATTATTGATTTATGGAAGCAGAAGTAAAACAAGTTATTAAAGAAAAGGAGTATGTCCACAACGACGAAAAGAAGGAATATGCTTCAAAAGGTCTGGCCGGAACCGCCCTCGGGTTTGGTATCGGTGGAGCAGTATTAGGTGCTGCTGCTCTTTGGGGTCGTCATGGCGGTATTGGTGGCGGAATGCCTGAAAACGTAAACATTAACACAGTAAGCGATACCATTGCAGGACGTAGCGGTGCAGCCCCCACAGCTTTTCAGGCGTGGGAAAAAGGTTGTGAGGCTGAAATAGCCTTGACCAATACCATTTGGGGACTGAAGGTGAATACGCAAAACCAGATGTACGCCCATCGCGATACAGATGTGGCCGAAAAATTCGCCCTCTATAAATCCCAAGTGGAAGGCGATTTCGGAAACTACAAGGTTTCCCGTGACCTTTACGACAACATGAACGATAAGCTGAATACAGCTGCATTCGGATTGTATAAAGGTCAGAGAGACTTGTACGACACGTTAAATGAACGTTATGCACAGAAATTCTGTGACCTTGACAAGAAGGTATACGGAATGGAAATTGCGAACCTCTACCAGAACAAGATTATCCAAATGGGACTTGAAGGTGTTCTGAAGGAATCCATGTGTTACACAGACCGTAAGACTTGCCGTGCGATTTACGGCGTTGTAGGATTGCCTTCCACTCCGACAACAAGTGTGTTAGAGGGTGCAAACCCTTTCGGATGCAACTGCCAAAGAACAGCAGCGACAACTCCGACAGCGTAAAAAGCGTAAAGAGGCGCAAAAGAAAACGTTAGTGGTAAAGCCCCTTCGGGGGCGATACCGCTTTCATTATTAACCACTAACTAAAGAATATGGCAATGTTTGAGAATGATCCGTTATTAGGAAACCGTCCCAGTATAGAGCAACTGGCCCATGAGAGCGAAATGATACAGCAGAAGCTACAGACGCTTCAACAGATGCCCACTACACCGACCGCCCAACGGACTAACACTCCGATATGGGACGAAATAGACCGTATAACCTCATCCCTTAGCGACCAAGAGCATAACTTTCTGCAATCATCACAGGAATTCCAGGAAAATTCTATGGCTATACAGGAGATGGTAAATGTAGAATTAGTTCGGCTGGTCCGTGACCGTATAGAAAAATCTCCGGAAGGTAATGAGATACTTAACCGTCAGTTGTCCTTTGTGAAGCGTGCGGTAAAAACGGCTAAAGAAGAAACAGCTCGTAGAGATGCCTTGTTAAATGAATACATGACACAATACAGCGATATGACTTTCAAGGAGTTTATGGAAATGAAATCCGGTAAGCAACCCACGCAGAAACCGATTAAAAAATAAAGGATATGGAAGCGAAAAGTAAATTGGTTGATTTAAAGAATAAAGCTATTGATTCGTTGGAGATATGGATTAATGAGCGTATAGACGATTTAGCTGCCCAGAATCCGCAAATGAAAATAGCATCCATCTACATGAAGCGTGGTGCAAAGAATTATCTAGCAAAGGAACGCGAAAAAATAGAGGGTGTAATTGATAATGCCGCTTTGTTTATCTGTGATGAGAATGGAAATGTTGATGCTGACCTGTTGTTTGACGATATGATGTCTATGTTCCGGGAAATGGATGAATTGCCTTTCGGAAAGGGTATTATTCATGGAACAATTGGAAAGGGTGTTATTCGCTTCCAACTGCCGGACAATCCGGTGGTAAATCTGTTGTTCGGAAATACCGGAGCCTTTAAAATAACTGAAAGTGATTTTGTGGAATTAAAAAATTTGTTTTTGGTATGATTGATTATAAAAACATGGTACTGTCCGCCCAAGATGCAGGCATATCAACGGAAAAGATAATGGTGAAGAGTATAGACAGCCTTAATGAGATGCTGTGTAAACTAAAAGAGACTCACCCCGATGCGTATTGGAAGTTTCTCCGGGAGCAGCAAAGCATAATATATAATAACCATTATGAGCGTGCTTTCGCCGAATACGATGTAGAGTGTCTCCGTTATACTAACCGGGAAGGTCAAAAATGTGAAGGTGCACATTGGACTATCGAACAGGTTGAGGCTGCTACAAAATCCATGAGTTTTCCTTCTGGAACAACCAAATGGGATAAGTATGTAGCTTTTAATGCATGGTATTCTGATTTGTGTAGAGAGCTCGACGAAACTACACTTATTAAAACCTGTCATTCTTTCTTTTTTGCCGATGAAGATGCGCCAAGTGGAAAAATATTTCTTTATATGAAGGCCATGCGTACATGAGAGGTTTTATAGACATATTGATAGAGCAAGCGGATGATATGGCTTATTATGACTTCTGTCGGTTGTTTAGGGTATTGCAATGGAACGTTTAGAGCGGTTTATTGTACGGCTGATACCGATTGCTGTATTGGTGAAAGTGCTGTCTATGTGTCTAAAATAGGAAAAATAGACTAATATTCTAAAGGTAAGGCAAAAATTTTACGAGGTGGATAATTTTAGTTAGGGAAAAATAGAACAATAGGGCGGTAGGATTATTATCTATCGCCTTATTCTTTATTGGATAAATTTACGTATAGTTTAATGCTGCGCTTTGTCTTTCCGATTTTAATTATCATCTTTGCATAGACAATCGTTTAACCCGTTGTTTTTTAGGCTTTAGTTTTACTATTGTTTTACAATGGCGTTTCTGTTTGTTTTTAAAATATTGATTATTAGTTTATTATTTGAATTATTCTCAATCTTCCTATATTTGGGGAGTAGATGAGGCTTATAATATATTGTAGGTGTGATTTT